CCTTTTCACGCAACTTATCTACCACTTCTAGAAGAGCTAAATAGTTCTTCATTGTCTCCTGTATAAACTTACCTTGTGCTTCTATAGATGCAATAACCATAGGAAGAAGTCCACCTTTTCCTGTGGGTTTCCATTCAATCCTATCTACAAGTGTATGCATTGGATGAGCATCAACATATTGCCTCCATGAAGCTAATTGTTCTTCAGCCCATTCAAGCTCTGTATTAATATATGTAGTTTTCTTTATTGCTGCCATGAGAGTTTAGTCGTTATCCTCGTCGTCTAGAATTGTATCTAGATTCATTCCTTCTTTTATAATCTTTTCAATCTGTGATTCTTCTACATAAGGTATTTTTGACATTAACCTTTCCTTATATGCATTGATTGAATTAAAAATCTGTTTATCTGTCTTGCTCCACAAATATGCACCATTGTATTCTGTAAGAGCGTTTTGTAAATGCTTTCCTAAAGCGTAATTAGGATAGGCTTCTTTAAGCTCTAATAAAACCTTAATGGTTTTCTCGTAATATTTATCTTCTATAAGGTTCATATAAGTTGGTTGAAATCTTCATCTGTTAATTTTGGAGATATATTGATTTCAATCTCATTATTATCACCATCTTCAAAATCATTGTCTAATTCAAAATTATCTATAGCTTCTTGATTGACATATTCTTCTGTAAATATAACAGAGATTCTGTTGTCTTTTTCTGAGGCTATTAAATCAATGAAATCAACACCTTTATTATACAAGTCCATAAAGACATCTATAATCTCATCAAGAGGAACCTTCTTTATAATAGCCATTATGACGTTTGTTTTTTTAATATGTCTTCTTCTTCCACTGTATCTATTAAAGGTAACCATTTTTCTCTAGGACATCCACAAGATAAACATGACGACTTTGCCTCTAGATTACATCCACAATCTGTACAATGTTCATCTGGCCTTAATGGCGTCTTGTGAAACTTAGAATGAAAAGGACATTCTGCACAAATGGCTAAACGCTCATTTCTAACATTACTAATTGTCACCTTCATATCACTAGAAGGAATAAGTAGGTTTTTATACCCCTCATAAATTTGTTTAAAATTAATCATTATCGCTGTTTGTTGGTTTTAGCAATTTTAATTGATCTTTAGTTTTTGTGTATATAACACTAGCTCTCTTCCTATACGCCTCTGTTGCATTCTCATCTGTCATCGACTTCTCTGCTGCTTCTATTTTTGATAAAAGCTTGAGAGTTTTCTTATCAGCCTTCTTCTCATTAAACACAAACTTACCAAATCCACTTATCTCTACACTTATATTAGAATCTAATGCATCATTAGCCGTTTGAAATTGATGATTAATTACAGCCTCAATCACCTTATTATTCATTGCCAACTTTATTGTCAACGTTCTAATAAGAAAATCTTTAACAGACAATGATTGTGGTTTATTCATTATGCTCTATTTTCATCTCTAATGTAATGTTATTTGAGAAGGGTAAGATGATGACAGAATTAACCTTTATCTTAGAACCATCCTTAATAAACACCCCTATCCTCTTTAGCTTTGATATGATGTTATTAATCGTTGGGGAAGTGCTATTATATTTCTTACAGAAATCCTCCCTAATATTAGAATAAGAAATATTCCCATGTATAGCCGTAAATGCTACAAGTTGTATCTCTCTTTGTGTAAGATGTAAATCATTTATCGTAGAGAGAATAGCATAATATTTCTCAGCCATAGAATAGTCATCTTCCACTTTACGTAAGAATCTCTGGACTATCACCTTCTTATTAACCTTTTCCATATTTAGTTTGCAACAAATATATGTATTAATTCTGGAATATCAATGACTCTAATTGATCTCCATTGCTATATTATATATTAAATTTTGTAATTATAAATGAAATTGTAACCAATAAAAGATGAATATCAAGTCTCTTCATAGAATAATAATGTAACTCTTTACTCCTATATTCAAATCCTACTCCAAACCTAGAAATGCTATTTAAACGTACATCTATCATAATAGTTTATATTTTATATATGGAGCCCCCCCTTATCCCCCCCAAAGATGAGAAATCTTTTTTCAAATTCCAAAAAAAACTTTTCCCAAAAATTTATGCACCCCCCACACCGTCCATATTGGTGACCGTGTTGACCACTCCATATGACAACCCCATGGGCTGATTGGCAGGTTGGCCCTATCCCCCAACTGTGAGCCGATAACAATCTAAATAATATTAAGATGTCACAATTACAAATTAATGCAACCAAGAACGTAATTATCGAAGGCGGTAATTTCTCAACAGCAGGTAACTTCTCAGGTTATGATGCTGAAACTTCTGAACGCTATTTCATCCCAGGACGGATGATGAAGGCTAAAGGTTGGGCTACCGACGCTGAGGTACCAACAGTATTCTTTGCTGTTCTTACCAACAAGCAGTACAATGTCTTAACTGATGAGCTTGACGCTGAAGGCAACAGAGTTCCTGAGATTGATAAGGAAACAGGAGAGATTAAAACCTTCACTCGTCTTACTGTTACTAAAATCTACAAGAGCAAGGAAGAGCACGGTGATGCCATCGAGGCAGTTGCAAGCTACCACGGCTACTTGGAGCATCGTGCTACTCAGGCCAAAGCCTCTATTAGTGTTGTTAGCACTAAAAAAGCTGATTCTGTGGCTAACGCACCAGTCTAACAATAAGGATAGTAGGGCCCTTCGGGGCTCTACATTCTTTATATATAGGGTGGGTGACGAAGGTGAGTACAGCTCGTGGGTGGGATATTAGTAAACTAATGCAATATTATCATTGGTCCTTAGGGACAAAGTAACTTTTATGGTAAAATAGCATTAGTTTGTTTGATTAAGTGGGTGTAAAAGAGTCGTCGTGTGACCATGTGGGTGATAATAGTGCTAAATTAAGAATGATAAATAACGTGCTACATAAGAAATATATAGCATTAAAACCTTTTAAACAATAAAGACATGTACCTAATACAGAAAGCAACACGTATAGTAAACAATTGGACATTAAATGAAGATGATGCTCTTGTAGTACTTAATGATTTTATTAAAGCTAATAGTGAGTTAATAGATCATTATTATGTTCTTCCACATTTAGCTTTAGAGAAAGAGATACTATCCAAGCTTGAGTCTTTTGCTTGTGATTATCTATTCGCTAATCAATTGAGCTATTTATAGTAAGAATAGATAGTTATAATATAAAGAGGTTATGGCCATACCTGATGATGACAGTTAATAGAGTTGTCTATTATTGTAAAAGCGTGGTTCATCATATTATAACTATCTATTTTTATTTAATGCAAGATATATATATTATATGACGAGAAGATATCTTTATGATAACAATAGCTCACAACATAGGTAAAATAATAAAGCCTACATTACTGTTGCAATGCAGCGAGCAGTCATATAATATATTATTTAATGCATCATTCTATCTTCCCAAGGGATAGCAATTGTAATACAGATAGAGTAAAACAAACAGGACTGTGTATATACACCGACTTAGAAGCCAATTAGTAATGATTGGTGGAGTATCCTGCTCTATTGAAATGAGATAACATCAAACAAGTATTACAATTGAATGCAGAGGGGTATAGGTTTCGGGAGATTATAGTATAAAATACCAATAGCTATTAATGCATGTGCACAATGTATTAGTATTTAGGGACGCTGAATGTCTTTGGTTGATCAATGTTATATTCTAGGAATGTAATACATCTGGATATACTATAATCGAACGTGACCAATTTATTAATGTATTTTTAACCTTTTAAATAATATTCAAATGAAAGATTCAAATTATTACACTGTGTACAACCAAGATGGTTTACATATGGGCTCATATCAAGATAAAGATTGGGCATATTACACTAAAGATAAATACAATGGTCACATCAAGGTAACACGCGAAGCTATACCTAATAGAGACAATCATTTATACTATAGTGGTTTAGCTAAAAGAGCTATTAATCATCAACGACGTGTATTAATGCGTAGTTGTATTTATGCTCTTTGTTGTGTCATCATTGTATTATATGCATTAGTGTATAAGATAATGACAGAACCATTTGATATGGATGTGCATTTAGCATTTATGTTCTTTGGTATTATTGGTTGTGTATTTATTTATTTATTATCACACGCAGAAAGGGGAGACGTTTAGTCTCTCTTTTTTGTATAAATATATAGCATTATGCAACATTTATTAGAGTTTGTAGGATGGCAAAATACTATTGATAATCTTATAACTGTACAATTGATAAGAAGAGATTATTTGATATTCTTAAACGGTTATCAAAAGGCTATTATTGTCATCATGTATTTTATTTGTTGTTCATTCACTTAAAAAAACAATATGAATAAACTAAATTTTATATTTCCAATGCTAGTGGGAGTGCTAGCATTTGTTAATTTCTTATGGATGATGAGCTTTCCATATTATGACATTGGTCTTGTATCATTGCTTATGTCTATGTTATGTATTGCAATAGCAATTATTGAAAGAAATAAATATTATAACCACCACTAATATATAAATTATCCACACATTCTAAATCATCAAGAAGATGGCAACCTTAAATTTTGATTTACACAAATATTATAATTGGTGTAAAGATTATCCACAAGTGATGCATGACTATGCTTATGCCAATAACTTTGTGGTAGTAAAGATTAAAATTAGCCTATTAAAACAACTATTAACAACAGGCTATAAAATTATGAATTAGGGTTAAAAGGTTGAATGCATAGAGCTCTTGGACATTGTCCTTGAGCTCTTTTATTATTTATTTATTAAATAACAATATTATGAAGCCAGCTTATCCAGTTATTGACAATCACAAAGAATGTAACAGATGTCATGTTACAAAACAAGTTTCTGAATTTAGTAGATGGAAGAATGTTAGTGGTTTATATGTTCCTACTCCAGACTGTAAGAAATGCAGAGCTGAATATGCAATGAATAGAAATAGAGCTGCAGGAACGAAACCTCGTAATGAATATCCAGTTACTGATGGACATAAAGAGTGTGCTGACTGTCATACTATAAAACCAACATCTGAATATTGGAAGGGAATGAATGCAACTGGAACAATTACATATGATAGATTATGTAAGATGTGTATGAAAAAAAGCTTGATAACAAAAGCTAGATTGAAAGGAGTACAACCTATGAAAAGGCGTCTAGTTATTGATGGTCACAGTGAATGTAGTACATGTCATGTAATAAAACCTTTATCTGATTATAAGTTAAGAAAGAAAAAGGATGGATCACCTTCACCAGAGGCTCACTGTAAAAAATGTACTAATAAAAAGCAATTAGAAAAACTAAGAGCAAAAGGAGTACAGCCTAAAAAATACTATCCTGTAATTGATGGAATGAAACTATGCGGTAAATGTAATGTTACAAAGGCAATTAGTGAATATTCACTAAAAAAGAATACAAAAGGTGAGTCTACTTATAGATGCCACTGTAAAGAGTGTATGATTGTTTATTATATAAAAAATAGGAGAGAAAAAGGTGTAAAGCCTAACAAATGGTATCCTGTTATTGATGGATGTAAACAATGCACTCGATGTAATGAAGTAAAACCAATTACTAACTTTTATAAACGTGCCATAAATAAATCAGGCATACTAGGCCATTGCATAGAATGTGATTTAGAGGAAGCTGTTAAATGGAGAAGAGCTAAAGGTATGATTCCAAACGTAGAAATTCGTTATCCTATTATTGATGGATTCAAGAAATGTTATCTGTGTAATGAAAATCTTGCTGTTGAAAAGTTCTCAATTAAAGACGGCAATTTAAGACATTCATGTAAAACATGTAATCTTAAGAAAGATAAACCATATCGTATTAAATACTACAAAAGAGATTCTGAAGGATTAACTGATAATTATCTTGCAATGGTTATACGTAAACATGTTCCTATTCATAAAAAGGATATTCCTGAAGACATCTTTCATATATTCAGAGAAAAGATTAAGATTCAACGTAAAATTAAAGAAGTAAAGAATTTAAACCAATAAATACATAGAAATGACAAAGAAAGTAAAAAAAGAAGAAATAGCTACAATAGCACAAGGGTTAGTTGTAGTTACTAAAACAGATCGTTCTAAGTCTGTTCGTTTGGTCCTTCAAGATATGGGAGATTCATTAAAAACCAATTTTGACAAAACAGCAGATTTAAAAACTGCACAAGCTGCAATTAGTGCATACGCTACAGCAATTAACATTGTTAAAACACAAGTGATGTACAAGAGATTAACTGGTACTCCTGGTAAAATAGATTTTTTTGAGTAATTGCCCACCTTTTAAACATGCATAGACATGAGACAACAATCAAATGAGCTATTACAAATAGCTAAAGAATTACGAGATTATATAAAATCATTAAACCTTCCACAAGATGTAAATGAAGAAGGTAAATCTATTGGTATTAATTTACGCATATCAAATACAGTGCGTATGCATTATCATCCATTACATGACTATTGTAACATGGAGTTTTCATCATGGCCTAAAACAGTCAATGTAGGATTATTTGAGAATAGTGGTTATACTAATAATACTATAACTATTAATACAGAATTAGTAGATGATGTAGAATTAGAGGCTATAATTTTGTTAGTTCAAGCAGATATTGCTATATTTAAGGCCGAAAAACTAATCGAAGAATGTACTACACAGCAGTTAAACTAGTATACAGACACTATCAACCTCAAATATTAGAGATGGGTATGTTGTTCGCTATTCAAGTGAGTGTAAATGATTATGAGTATTTACATTTGCATGAACTTAAAGCCATTCCACGTGATATTGAGAAATATATTAACGAGAATGGCTTTCCTGTTAAACCTTATTTAGTACAATCAGTTGATTCCAATCCAGATACACCTGAAGTTGTTGTTGCATATCCTGATCAAATTGATTGGATAGAATACAATAACGATGAGTATCAAATGGATGTTGATATGATGAACTATATATCACTAACTGATCACGGATATGTAGGAATTTATATTGGAAATGACAAGGCCATACTAGATGATGATGGTAAAGCAATATTATGTGATGTAGATTATCTATTATCATATGATGAGGATTATTATGATTATGATGATCAAGAAGAGAGTTAAACCAATAAATAAATAAATAAACAATGATTAAAACTAGAGTGGGTAAACTTGTCAAGGTTAAGAACCAGGACAAGAAGAAAGCAGCTAATAATACTTATCAAGCTGTAATTTTAAATAGTAATGGACAGTATAACGCTTATCTGTTTACAGATGTAGAGATTACTGTAGCAGCTGAGAGAGCTCGTAAGAATATCGAAGATCAAGTTGAACGTAGTTTAGTATCTAAACTTCTAGATTAATATGAAAGCAGAAGATAGAGCAGAAATGAAACTATTATCATTTATATTAACATTTATTATTATCTTAGTGTCATTATTTGCATTTATATGGATGGTTTTTGTTACATATAACTCACAGAATGAGGGAGTTCCAAATAAAAGTAGGTTTATGCAAAATAAAACAGAAAGATTTGGAATAGCTACACAAGAACACATCTATATAGATAATATGGAGCCAGGTAGTAGATACACTAGCCATGGTAGGTTAATAACAAAATCTGAATAATATGATAAGAGATAGGGTAACAGCAGGAATACTTACAATTATAATATTGTATTTTACTATAAGAGTATTTGCAGTGATATATGGTGTATTCAAAGTATTGAATGCATCTGAATTTATTCCTGCTGATACCACCTATCATAACTATCCAGAATTAGATAGAACTCACCTTAGATTTAAATATTATGAAGACGATAAAGTTAAAGCTGACAGTCTCAGAAGATAGGAATCCCTATTTAGTTGATGAGAACAATGATGTTGTAGTAAAATCATCTAATATAGGATGGGTTATAAATAATGATGGTAGACTTGCTAACGCATCGCCACAATTTATAACTTCTAATCTTAATAAGATGGTTAATGTACAAGTGCATAGTTATGGTAAACCTGTAATGTTAAATGATAAAGTAATAATAAAACTATGAAAACAGCAATTGAAAGTGTGTTACATGAATTTACTAAACTTGGAGAAAAAGTTGATACATCTATAGCTATAACAATAGCTAGAAGATATCTTCAAGATAATAAAGATCAAATAATTAGTGCTCACGCAGCAGGACAACTAATAGGTATGCAAAATGGCATCACTAGTAAGAAAGCTGATGAGGATTATTTCAAAACTCATTATAACGAAAGACCAATTACTATATAACTATGAGCACAGTAAGAGGAAGAACTCACGCAGACTTCTATCATCCAACACAGGATGATATATATTGTAGTGTAGAAATCAAATGGGCTCATCATACATCACAAGCTACATTAGAACAGCCAGGTGATGATGATTTGGTCATTGAGGATACTAAACTAATCACGTATTGTGGTGAATATGTCAACAAGATGGAAGTGCCTGATTGGGTGAGTCTTGATGATATATATGAAGCAATAGATCCAATGGATTATTATGGAGACGATGAAGATTAACATACATCCAGTATTTTATGTTTTAACATTTGCAGGCATCGTGGTGGTGTCTGCTATAATTAATCGAACTATGAATAATAAAGCACCAGAAATAGAATCACCAGAGGTGATTAAAGCAATTGTCAATGTATTTAGATCTGTTGATAATGAATTACAAATTGAGCATATGCGTAGCAAGAGTCAATATCTTGAGAAATATGGCTTACGTGAAATTAAGACTAACAAGACTAGAACAGCTCTTGAACAATGAAACCATATCAAAGAAGTAGAATAACCATTTGGTTAGAAGACTTTGTGTATAACATTGTTATTAGAATAATGAGAGTAGCGATATGGGTAATTGGTAAAACAACAAAGAAATGACAGAAATATATAACTATGTATTCCACTACAATCATCATGAAGAATTGTGGTGGGCTATTCCAAGAGAAAGTTATCTTGATTATTGGAATGGAGATAAGTATGAATGCTTGTTTGCATTATCTATGAAAGATTTAATAGAGATAATAGAAGACAAATGAACGTTCTAATTTATGATATTGAGACAATGCAAGAGTTGTTTCTAATTAACGTACTTGATCCAGAATTACATGAACAACATGAGTTTATGGTCAGTAGGTGGCACAACAATCTTGACGCATTTGTTAAATTCATAGAATCTCATCCTAATCATTATTGGGTGGGATATAATAATTTAAGATTTGACAGTCAAGTGGTAGAATGGGTTATTCGTAACTATGAACAATGGCACCAGTTAGATGGACTAGAGGTGTGTGCTAAAATTGCACAGAAGGCTCAAGATGTTATACATGATGCTAATTATGATGTATTTGCTGAATATAGAGAGAGCGATCTATCTATGAAGCAGATCGATTTGTTCAAGATTAATCATTACGACAATAAGAATCGTATGGTGAGTTTGAAAAGACTTGAGTTTGAGATGGATTTAGAGAACATCGAAGAGATGCCTATTCATCATACTAAAACTAACATGTCTAAAGAAGAAATAGATATCACTAGAGAATATTGTCGTAATGATGTATACGCAACCCATGAGTTTTATAAAGTTACAATAGGTAATACCAGTCATCCATTATATAAAAGTAACAATCAAATACAATTAAGACTAGACATACAAGAAGAGTTTAAGATTCCGTGTCTTAATTATTCTGATAGTAAGATTGGTGATGAGATGATTAAGAAGTATTATTGTGAAGAGGAACGCATATCATATGATAATCTACCTAAGAAAGGATTCTTTCGTAAAGAGATTAAAGTGAAAAATTGTATAGCTGATTATGTAAAGTTTACACAACCACAATTACAAGAGTTTCTCAAACGAATGAATAAATTGGTATTACAACTTAATGATGATTTTAAAGAAAGCATAGATTTTTATGGCAACACTTATACGTTTGCTAAAGGCGGCTTACACACAGAGAACAAGCCAGAGGTATTTGAAGCTGATGATCAGTTTGAAATCATTGATTGGGATGTGTCTAGTTATTATCCTGCTATCATTATCAATAATGGCAGGTATCCTCAACATCTTGGGAAAAAGTTTCTTACTGGCTATAAGCGTATGTTTGAGAGGCGTCTTGAACTTAAGCCACAGGCTAAAAAGGATAAACGCATTGCAGGGATTGTTGGGGCTCTTAAGCTTGCTGTCAATTCTGTATATGGTAAGTCTTCTGATATACAGTCGTGGATCTATGATAGACAACTCACTATGTTTACTACTATTACTGGAGAGCTTAGCTTGCTTATGCTTATTGAAGCGTATGAACTAGCAGGTATACATGTCATCTCAGCTAATACAGATGGTGTCACAATTAGAATAGAAAAGACACATCTTGATAAAATGCATGAGATTAATGCATGGTGGTGTGAATTAACTCAGTATGAACTAGAACGTACAGATTACAGTAAGATTATATTCTCAACAGTTAATGATTATCTAGCAGTTAAGACCAATGGAGAAGTTAAGAAGAAAGGTGATTTCCTTACAGATTTTGAATTACATAAAAACAAATCTGCTAGAGTGGTGCCTATTGCTCTTGAGCGTTATTATTGCAATGGTATTCCTGTTGCTGATAGCATCAGTAATCATAGTAACATCTTTGATTTTTGTCTCAGACAGAAGGCTAGCAGAGACTTTCATTATGAAGGTAAGTTCAATGGTCAGACTACTGTATATAATAAACTAATTAGATATTATGTATCTAACACTGGTGAGAAGCTGTTAAAAGTGAAGAACCCAGAATGTCTATCCAACGCTGCACCAATATCACAAGTGGAAGCAGGTGAGTGGTTAATGACAGTATGTAATAAGTTATCTAAGGATCATCCTCTAGATAATATTAATCATTCTTATTACATAGAGAAAGCAGAAAGAATTATTAACAAGATTAATTACAATGGTAAAAGAAGACCAGTAATAATCGCAAACCAACTAAATTTATTTTAATGGCAGGATCAGATAAACAACGAGAAGAGATTAACAGAAAGTTAGTCACTATGCAAATGGAAATGATAGGACTAACCTATCAGGACGCAGTGGACACACCAGAATTCTGGAGAGTGTATACATTGACAACAGAACAAACATTAGAATGGCGTAAGGCTGCTCTTCCACTTATTAAGAAAACTTTTAAGTGTAATAAGACAAGAGCACAGTCAACAATGAGTTGGTTTGAGCTTAATTTAGGATTGCGTGAGTATAATCCAGAAGAGGTTGATACAACGCACATCCACACAACAATACCTCCTGAAGCACATATGCTTAAAGATCAACAGCCTACATTCTTACAAAAGATGAAGAAGTTCTTTAGAGGATATTATGATTAACACTAAGTGTTAGTTAAATTATATGCGAAAGGGTATAATATTGCACTATATGTTTTTACGATTATTATTGTATTTTTGAAATGAATATGTTATATTTATATCAAAATACATATAATATGAAAGAGCAAAGATTAATATACTCATTACGTTGTCCATTTACTGATGCTATACATTACATAGGAAAGTCTACACAAGGTATGACAAGACCAATGCAACACTTAACTAAAAGTCATTCTGATAAAGTAATAGAATGGGTAGAAGAACTAAGAATAATAGGGCATGCTCCTGTTGTTAAAGTGTTGGAATACGTTAGTATAAATGATGATTTAGATAATAGAGAGAGATACTGGATACAGAAAGAGATTAACAATAATTCTTTATTGTTAAACAGTTGTCTAGTAACTCCTTTATTAATTACTCATAACATTGAGGAACTATTAAGTGATGGTAAAGGTATGGACTCTTTAAGAATTGCAAAATTTCTAAAAGAAAGTAGAAAACGAGTTGGATTAACACAAACAGAACTTGCTTCAAAAACAGGTGTAGCACTTACTGTTATACGTAAAATAGAACAAGGAAAAAGTAATCTTACCTTAGATAGTATTTTACAAGTGCTAAAAATGTTTGGATGTACACTTGGAGTAGTTAAAGTGTAAAACATTGCACTATTTACAATATTTATACGTGAAAGGGTATAAAATTTGACAAAAAGTGTAATATAATGCACATTAATTCGACTATTTGTCGAATTGTGTAACATAATTTGACAAATAATTTATATGTGAAATTGTAAAGTTTGTAACATATATAGTAAATAAATGTTACATTTTGTTACATTTTGTTACAAACTTTACAATTATTATATTATCTTTATTTATTAAAATAATAATATGATGATAAAGGTTTGTAGTAATTGCAAGGAAAATAAAAAACTTGAGCAATTTCATAAAAGTAAACGTGGTAAATATGGTGTACATCATTATTGTAAAATATGCCATAGTATTTATCGAAAAAATTCATATGATTATACAAAAACTAGGGCTAAAGAAGTGTTTCGTAAATATAACTTAAGTATCCATCAACTTGAAGAATTATATATTTCTCAAAATAAAAAATGTAAAATATGTAATGACGAATATTCTACAGTATCAAAAACTGGAGGATTACTTATAGACCATTGTCATAAAACAGGGAAAACAAGAGCTCTTTTATGTAGAAAATGCAATGCGTTATTAGGTATGTGTAATGATGATGTTGAGATTTTAAAATTAGCTATTTTGTATTTGACAGATTAAATCATCGAATTACACGATATAATTTAACAAGTTTTGTTACAAAAATAGGCGCAATTCGAAAATAATAGGCG